AAGCGCGAGGCTGGGTTTAGGCCGGCCTACGAGGATGTTCCTGCGGCCCTGCTGCCGGTGGTTCGCGAACTGCTGGCGTTCTGGCCGGCGAGGAACCCGAAGGCCAAGCGGACGCACCGGGCCTGGGAGGGAATGCTCACCGAGGCCCAGAAAATCCAGGATCATCAGCAGGGCGGCACCGAGATCCTGCGGGAGCAGCTGCAGGAGGGCGCCGCGGCGAGGGTCTCCGGCCCTGGGTGGCTGGGGCTGAACTTCAACCGCTGGCAGCAATACGGCACCAAGGCCGGCACGCCGGTTATGGGCGGCGTCAGGGGCCGCCTGACGCCTGAGCAATCGGCAGCGGAGGCCATCGCGTTCATCCGCAATCGAGACGCGAAGGCTGCCGCAGCGGCAGCGGCAACCACGCGGCAAGCGGTGCTCGTGGAGGTGCTGGCGTGATCACCCTCGAAGAATTTCAGGCGGCCATCACGAGCCTGCTGCAGCTCCTGCCGATGCAGCGACCTCTGACCCCGGCGGCCTTGGTGCTGGCTTGGGACACGTTCCCGGCCAGCGCGAAGCGGGATCTCACCGGGGAGGCGTTGCGGTTCTGCGTGGGTCAGCGGCTGATGGATCCAGCGCCGCCGAAGGAGCTGGCGCCTCACCTGGCCCTGCTGCGGTACGCCTACCCGCTGGAGAACGACCGGCCAGCGACTGATCGGCGGTTGCGGCCGGATCTGGCCCAACGCATGGCGGCCCCTGATCGCTTCCACGACCCCGCACCGGTGCGGCACGAGCAGGCGCCGCCTCCGGCGGAGCGGCCGAGGTTGCCCGGCGGTGGGCGGCAGTGGCATCCGAGCCAGATGACCGCAGAGCACCACGCAGCCCACCTGCGAGGTGTTGCGGCGGCGATGCAGCACCTGCGGGACCGCGGCGATGCTGGCCGGGGATGGAAGGCCGATGATTCGCGGCTGGCCCAAGGCCGGTGGTGGTTCCAGCGCTGCCTAGATGGCTTCTGGCCACTGCAGGCCGATGACGGGGGCATTGCCGGGGCGTGGATCCTGGCCAATGGGCGCCTGGCGGATGACCTGCTGCAGCAGGCCCTGAGCGCTCCGGGGGTGCTGCCACCGGCTGAGGCGGTGGTGGCCGGACTGAGCCTCCAAGGGGTCAATCCATGGCTGTGACCACGCAAGGCGGCTGGCTCGTGAGCGATGCGGTGCCGGAGCCGGCCGAGGGGCTCTATTGGCACCCGGACCGGGGGATGCGGGTATTCATGCCCGCCCGAGAGATCGTTGCGCGGGCCTTTCCCTCCCAGCCCGGCGCCCCGGAACGGTGCCGGTTGTGCCGGGCGGCGATAGCGAGCCATGCCCGCAACCTGTGGGGCCCCTCGGCGAGCGGAAAGCCATGGACGCCGAGCTCGCAGAGCTTTGATCCAGCCCGCCCGGCGGTGGAGGCCCTGGTAAGCCATGGCTTCTGGAAGCGCATCGAGGTGGTGGGGTCCCTGCTGCACGTTGCGGTGACGCGGCAGGAGGCGGCCACCACCGTGGACCTTGCGGTGCGGTTCAATGACGGCGGCCTCGGGCTGCTGGCGATCTGGACCGGCCCGGACGATCGGATCCACCGGTTGGCGCCGTGGGCGGAGCTGGGGGCCGCTGTGGCAGCCATGGCGGACTCGGGGATCCCGCTGGCGAAGGCGGTGGTGGTGTGGGTTGCTGCCGATGGCGCGGTGAAGCTGGAGGCCAAGCCGGCGGACGAGGCCCTCGGCGCCTGGGTCGATGCGGTGGACATGGAGCGCACCCTGCGGCGCTACTCCCTGCAGGGAGGCGCAGCATGACCACCGCCAATGCCTGTCAGGATCACCACCAGCGCCGGGGGGAATCGGCCACAGCGGGCCTTCAGGGGCTTTCTGGTGGGGAGGGCGCGGGAGAGGGGCGGGATGGCCTTGCAGGGGCGCAGAGCGTCACCTTTCGAGTGGAGGGGATGGCGGCGGCGCCGCAGGGGAGTAAGCGTCACGTGGGCAAGGGGGTGATGATTGAGTCCTGCGCCAACGTGAAGCCTTGGCGCGAGCTGGTGGCCCAGGCGGCTATGGCGCGATGCGAGCCCTTGTGCAACAGGTGGGCCGATTGGCAGTGGGGCGCATGGTCGGCGTTGCACCGATCCCCTGGCCTCACAGCAGTTGAACTGCTCAAGGAGGTGGGCCCGCGCCGGCATCGGATCACCCTGGCGGACGTGAGCAGGTTCCTGCCAGCCCTTCGGGCCTGCATTGCCAAGCAGGAGGCCCTAATCCTTCGCGGTCCGGTGCGGCTGTCGCTGGTGTTCCTCTTCGCCAGGCCGGCGGGGCACTACCGGAAGGACGGCAGCCTCAAGCCGTCGGCGCCCGCGCACCACGCGGTCAAGCCAGACGGCAGCAAGCTCCAGCGCTCCACCGAAGACGCCTTGAGCGGGCTGGTGATCGAGGACGACGCACGGATTGTCGGGACCGTCTGGGAGAAGCGCTACTGCGTCGGCAGCGAACGGCCGGGGGCGCTGATCACGGTGATTCCGCTGGGTTGCGCTGTGATCCAGCTCACTGAATAACCTACGGATTTCCCCATCACTACGACCCGAATAACTACCCCTATGCTGGAAGGGTCCTTCACAGCGAAGCCATGCCTACCTGGATTCAGCCACTCCCAACCCGTGTCACGATCACGGTCCCGTTCCTGGTTTATTCCCAGCTGCGAGACCGCGCCGACCGCGAGGGCCGCAGCACGAGCAATCTCGCCGCGTTCCTGCTGGAGTCGGCTCTGATGCCTGCCGTTGCAGATCCGCCGCGGCGAAAGGTGCTGATCTGACAGCAAAAGGGCCCCTTTCGGGGCCCTTGCGGCGTACCTGTCGTTCAGACAGGTGATCAGGCGGCCTGCGCCTCGCTTTCGCCTTCCTCGGGGCCATCCCCAAAGTCAACGCCGGCTAGAATTCCGTAGGCGATCTGCAGGCGCTCCAGTGTGGCCACGGTAGCGACCTCTTGGGTGCCGATTTCGTCTCCTTCCTCCATCTCTTCGTTCAGCTCGACGAGAACGGCGTGGACCGAGAACAGGGCTAGCTCAATGAAGCCGGCCAGGCCAAGCCGCTCAGCGGCCAGGGCCAAAACCTCGGCCACGGCATCAGAGGGGCTCTCGCCTTCTTGATCGTCGTCCAGGTCTTCAGCAAATGGGGTAGTGGCTTCGGTCATGGGTTCGGTGCTGGTCCTCCCAATTATGCCTGTCCAGACCTGAAAGGGCTATGCCGTGGCCATGGGTTCCTGCTGTAACAAAACGCAATGCCTAAAAATCCGGGCAGGAAGGGCGATCTCAGGGAAGCATGGCGGCGCCTGTTGCCAGTTACTCAATTCTGCCCCTATTGTTCCGTGGTGGTGATGGCCTTTTGAGCCAGCCACACAGCAACCGCTCCGGCGAGGCCCTGAGAGGCCCCGGAGCACCCCACCTCACTGCATTGCAAACCATGACCTCCATCTCCTTGATCCTGTTCTGGGCCGCCGTGCCCCTGCTGATCGCTCTGGCGGTCGTCGCCTGGTTTCTTGAGACTGATCGCGAGCGGGCTCGCCGGTGGCAACGCTCTGGTCTCAGCCAGCGGCGCATAGCCGAGCGACTGGGTTGCAAGCGCTGGAGGGTGCAGCAGCTGCTGGCCTGACCCCCACCACGGCCCGCCGGAGCCCATCCGGCAACTCATCCCACCGCACTGCCAACCACTCCAACGCCCACCACCAGCCATGACCCGCCCCACCCTGACCACCCAAATCCAAGCTCAATCGGCGGTCTGCGCCCACCTGGGCACTGACCTCACCATGGCTCGGGTCCAAGGGCTTAACATCCGCTGGCGCGGTATGGAATCCGGTGATCATGTAATCACCGTGAACAACAAAACGGTTTATCGAGTTGATCTCGTAATCAACTCCATCTCACTGCGAGTCGGGACCATTCCGGCCTGCTGTGCCGAGATCGTCTGACCCCCACGGCCCGCCGGGGCCAACCCGGCAAACCATCCCACTGCATTGACAATCATGGCCACAGTATCAGCGGCCCTTTACATGGTCCAAACCAAAGACGGAACCCAAGGAGTCAAGGAGTTGCCCTGTCCGATAAGTGGCTTCTCGATGGCGCCCGCTACCTGCCCCATCAAAGAAGCAAAGATCGCGTACATCGGCGAGGCCAGGCAGCTAGCTAAATGGGCTCGATCTTACGGGATTGACGCTTGCTGCCGACTTCACAAGCAAGCCGACCCAAAAGCGTCTCCGCTTTTTACATGGCCAGATGGTTCCTCCGGCATTGCTATCTGACCCCCACGGCCCGCCAGGGCCTTCCCGGCAAACCATCCCATCGCATCAACAGTTCATGATGTGCATTCTTAAGCAAAACGCTTTCACGCTTGAAATAGTCAGTTGGATTATTGCCACCGACTGCCACGATGCCCGACGACAAGCTGAGATGGCGGGAGATGTGAGCCTTGCTGCAGCAATGTATCGAATGGAGTTTGCAAGTGGATCCAAATGCGAGCTACCAATCCCAGGGCCATTCCTTTACACCTTGCTGCCTGGTTGATCCCCACGGCCCGCCGGAGCCTATCCGGCAACCATCCCACTGCGTCTCCTCCAATGTCTCTGTCCGTCATCCGTCGATTCACCACCGATGGATCCAATGCCATCAACTTTCATGCCTGACCCCACCAGCGCCGCATTATTCCCCATGCACCCAATCACATTCCTGTCATTTACCCCTAACGGCGGGCGGTTCGGCCGCATCGCCTGGAGTAACGGCAACGACGACACATGGGGCCACGTTCGCTGGGACCACTGGTGGCCACGCAACCCCCCAACCCCGGCGGAAGCGACCAAGGCTGCCGCGATGCTTGGACACACCATGAAGGCGCTAGGGGTCAGCCTTCGGCAGGCAACGGAAGCAGCCCGAGCGCTTAGCGCAGCCATGGCCAATGCTGATGCCTAACGACCCCACCGCCGCGGCCCGCAGCCGCCGCTTCAAGCTCCGCCAAGCCGGCCTCCTGCCCCCCGCAGTGAAGATCGCCTGCATCGGCCCCGACTGCACCACCACGCACGACGGCCGCCACGGCCTCCACTGCTCCCGCTGCTGGGAGCGCTTCACGCCCGAAGGGCGAGCCGATCGAGCGGCGCGGGTCGCCCGGTTCAGAGCCAAGCAGGCACCAACCAACCCATCAACAGAGGATTATTGATGACAGCGAAATCACGGTTTTCCGTTCGCAAGTTTTCTTTCCGTGATGGAGAAGTTACCTGGCGACTAAGCCTATATTCGCTATCCGGTAAACCCTTTGGTGCTAATCTTGTCGTGCGATTGTTCAAGGTTCAGCGCAGCAACCCTGCGGACCGGTGGGATGTAGCTCAGCGGTTGCGGATGACACGACGAGCGCTCCGCGATCACGTGCGGCAGCTTGACGCTGGGCAGTCGGATCAGGAGCGGTCATTGGCCCACTACACGCGGATGCGCAACCGGGCGGTTTTAGAAGGCCGATGGTGACCCGACCGACACCCCCTCCGTAGCGGGAAAACTCAGGTACGGCTTGAATGCGCCCATGCCCGACCGCTCCCCCACGCTCCGCCTGTTCCAGGGCCTCAGCGTCGCTGTCCTCGGCCGCAATGCCCCGGCGGCGCGGCAGGGCCTGCGGATGCTCACAGCCGTGGCGGACGACCCGGAAGGGGAGCAGATCCTGCGACTGCTCACCGCCAACCTGGACCCCGAGGGCCGTTACTGGCTGGGCACCTTGCATGGAGCCCGCAAGGGCCTGGAAGATCCTGCAGCGGGAAAACTTCAGGCAGCCTGACTCGCGCCGTGACGATCCTCGCCCCTGACACCCTCTGGCGCCCCACGGCCACCAGCCCTCGCAACGATCGGGACCTGATCCGCACCTACATCGGCTGGCCCGCCACTGAGGGGAGCCTGGTGGAGCTGACGCAGCAGATGAACGCGGTCGCCACGCACAGCCCCAGCACCGTGACCCAGATCCAGGGGTGGCTGGACGAGATTGTGAGCCTGGAGGAAGCCCAGGCCGATGAGGTTGACGCGGGCACCGCGCACCTCGGGAACGCCGAGGAGTACGAGGGGCCGATCCCCGGCACCACGCCCACGCGGGATCAGCAGCTGAACCAAGCCGGCAAATTGGCGTGGGACACCTCCCTCCTGAAGGCCCGCTACCGCTTCGGCGGCGGTGCCAGGGCCACGGCACAGGGGCAGCGGGACGAGCGGATCCAGGCGCTGATCAACCGGATCGCCACGGCCCTCAACGTGCCCCGGATCGCCCCGCAGGGGATGAGCGGCGCGGGGATGTTGCTGAGGAGCTGAGCAGGCGCACCATCGCCCGCGCACCTCTGATCAGTACACCCTCTCGGCAAACCCGTGTCCCACCAAATTGAAGGGTCCGAGCTTCTTTCCAAGCGAATCACAAAGCATCGATTCAGGCGGGGGATTATTGAGGCGTGGGATGGTTGTTGCGCCTATTGCGGTTGCCAGCCTGACAAGATCACCCTCGATCATGTTGTCGCCAAGATAAACGGCGGCACAACGCAGCGATCTAACCTAATCCCGGCTTGCGCTCCCTGCAATGGCTCTAAGAATCACTGTGATGTGTGGCAGTGGTATCAATCACAGCCCTTTTATTGCGTCAATAGGGAGCTGAAAATAAGGACGTGGCTGGTGTCGTCAGGTGCCCCGATGCTGCAGGCTTCCGCGTGAGCGGTGTGCGTGGCCTGCGTCGGGAAAACTGCAGGCAGTCGCTCACAAACCATGCCAGCAGGTGGAATGCCTTACTTCGGCGGGATGCCCGGTAAGCCCAAGGCCGCCAAGCCCAAGGCAGCCAAGCCGAAGGCGAAGACCAAGGGCGGGAAGAAGGCCGCCAAGCCGATGAAGTAAGGGCCGGGACCACGGGAAAACTGGGGCAGTAGACCCCGATCCCATGGCCCGCGGCGGCAGTAGAGGCAGACGCACAAGCTACGTGCGCGACAACAGCGGGCGCTTTGCCTCGACTCCCGGCGGTGGCCCCCCGAAGCGCAGCACGCCAGCCTCTCGTCGCGCAGCCAGGCGGGCAGCGGCCAAACCCACGGTCACCGGCGGCACCCTCGGGGCCCGCGGGAGCCTTCGCCGCAGCCGCGCCAAGCTGGCCACCAAGAACCCAGCCGATCGCAGCCTGCGGGGGTCGCTTGGCCTGCGGGCGCAGAGGGGGGCCGTCACCAGGGGCGCCAACCGCCTTGGCAAGGCGCGGGCGGCCTCCACGGTGCGCATGGCGGCGCGGGCGGGGGTGATTCGGGGTGGGCGGAAGGTGGCGGCTAAGCCGGTGGTGGCGCCCAGGTCATCAGTGCGGGTGATCCGCCCCAACCGCCCGGCAATGCGGCCAGGGCCGGGGCCTGACCGCGGCAAGATCAGCGAGTACGTGGGCGCGGTGAGAGGGGCCCGGCGACGGCTCAGCAGCGCCAAGCCAGGAAGCGCCAACGCAGCCGAGGCAAAGCAAGGCCTCAAGGACAACCGGCGGGCCCTCAGTCGCCGCATCCAACGGGAGCGGGGTGCTCGCCGTGGCCTGAAGCCAGCCACCTCCCAGCAGGTTCTCACCGGCACGGTCCCGGCGCCTCCTGCCAGGCGTGCGAAGGCAGCCCGCCCCTCCGGCACCCTCGCCAAACCCCGAGGCCTCAAGCCCGGCGCCATCGCCGCCAAGAAAGCCAAGGCAGCCGCATCCGGCGCACGGGCCGCCAGGGCAACCACCAACTACAACCGGGCACAGAAGGCGGCACTAGAGGCGCAGCAGCGCCTCAACCGGCGGCGCTCGCCTAAGAATCAAGCCGCCGCCGACAAGGCGCAGAAGACCCTCAGGACCGCCGCCCGCGCCTACCGGATCCTCGTGGGCCTTGGGGGCGAGAAAATGGCCGTCGCTCGCAAGCCCAGCCCCAAGGGCGCCGGGCCCCGGATGAAGGCCTCCCGAGTGGCGGGGACGGTGGCAAAAGTTCAAAGCAAAGCAAGCAAAAAAGCCGCTTTAGAAAAAATAATCTACAACGGCTCCAATTCATTGGAAGTCAGAAAAGCCGCAAGGGATAAAATCTTCAAACTTGATCCAAGTTATTCGCTAGAGCCAGGGCGGCAAAAGTTTCCGCCAAAGCAGCTAAGCGCTGCAGAAAAAGCGGCCAACGTTACAACCGCCGCCAGCGAGCAGCGGCGAAAAGAGTTCACGGCATCAATGCCGCCGATGCAAAGAGCAAAAGCCAATGCAGCCCTTGAAAAATACACCGTTAATAATGGCAATGGCGTACTTCGGCAAGCACTTATTGAAGATCGGGTCAGCAAGGGTTTTAGGGTCCAAACGCAAAATGGAAAACGTCGGCTTGTTGGCCCGGGTGGAGCCTATTTTGAGCAGTCAGCGCTTACAAAAACAGGACTTGATTACGCCGCCTTTTTGGCAAGGTCTGCCGCCACCCCCCGCCGCCGCAACCCCTAACCCATGCCCACCCCCTTCGCCCCCTTCGCGAACCTCCGCCTCCTCTGGCGGCGCCCCACCGCAGCGGCCACCAGCCTGCGGGAGGGACTGCAGCGGGCCACTGATCTGGTGGTGATCGAGGCCTTTGCTGAGGCCCAGAGCCCCGGCGGCGAGCAGGAGAGCGGCGGGCGGTCCATCGGCTCGGGCAGCATCGAGGGCAACATCACCCGCTGGGCCGTGGTGCCCTCCGGAGCCGGCTGGCTGGACGCGGGAACCGCCTGGAGTTGGACCGACACCGGCCTGCGGCCCACGGGGTTCCCCCGCGGCGAGAAGCTGGAGGCGTTCATGGGCGACCTCTCAATCCTGCCGGCCACCACCGAAGCGGAGCGCGGCTGGGTCACGATCGCCACCCTCTCAGGCGTTGGCGGCATTGATGCCCTGATCCGCGTTGAAGCCGGCGACGAGTTCACCGGCACCTTTGCAGCAGGCCGATGAAAGTCAGCACCAGGGCCACGGTGCGCGTGAACCCGGCCACCCTCACCAAGGCGCAGCGGGCATCAGAGGCGGCGGCGCGAGTGGTATTCCCCGAGCTCAACAGCGCCTTTCAAGATGCCCTGGGCACCAAGGCGTGGGAGTGGCCAAGGGTGACCATGCGCGGGGGCACCTTCCGCCGTGATGGCAGCCGCACCCCTGGCCGGCCGGTGGGCTCGCCTCGTAACATCGTGGACCTCGGCACCTTGCGAGCCTCCAACAGCTTCCAGATCTCGGGCAGCCTCTGCACCTTCCGATGGGCCGTGGGCTATGCCACAGCGGTTCACTACGGCGCAAACGTCCATCCATGGGGCGACAAGACCCGCCCCCTCGTGAACCTGCCTGCCCGGCCCTGGACCTCGGCGGTGATCGGGACCATAAAAATCCCCGGTATTGAGCCCTATGACTATCGGGCCCAATACCGGGCATCATTCATCCAAGCCTTCCGCCGCCTCCAATGAGCTTCGATCTCCTCCCCTGGGAAACCGTGCCCCAGGCTTCCGAGCAGGCCACTGCCACGGTTGAGTGGAACGGCGGGGAGATGACCATCCCCCGGCTGGGCTACCTCACCGTGGACGAGATGCAGGGGATCCGGGAGATTGACCCGCAGAACGCCCTCTACCGCTTGATCACCGCTGCTGCGGTGGAGCTGGCTCATGCCATGCAAGCGGATGCAGATCGGATCGCGGAGTACCCCGGAGCGCAGGCGCGAGCCCTGGAGTTCACCGCCCACCGCTGCTTTGGCCTGCTCACCCGCCTGCTGGCCCAAGAGCAGGGCGCCAGCATCGGCCGGATGAGCGCCGAGGAAGAGGCGGTGCAGGTGCTTTACGCCGGGATCATCGCCCCCTTTCTGGTGGAAGCCAGGGCCGTCACCAACCGTGTCGTGATTCGGTCCGTCACCGTGATCCTGAACCGGATCAAGCCCGCCTGGACCGACGAGCAGACCCGCAGGCTCCCCGCCCCCCTGCTGGGGATCCTCCACGCCTTTGAGCAGGAGGAGGAGCGGGCCGGCGCTGGCCTGCAGCAGGATCCGGCGGCCGAGATGCGGGCGCTGGAGGAGGCGCTGGGAAAGTTGCAGGAGGTCAGCAGCTCGATTGCGACCGACCCGACTGGGCCCGAGCCTTCTGGGATTGCCGCAGATTCTGGCCCGGAGCCCCTGAGTTCAGCCGCGAGCGATTCGGGAAGCTCCCCGCCGGCTATGTCCTCCAGGCCCTCCAGGCGGGCCACACAGCCGAACGCGAGAGGCTTCACCGGGAAGAAAAGGGCATCGCCCAAATCGCCCTGATCCTCGCCGAAACCAACCGCAACAGGGAGAGCCAGCCCGAGCCCTACAGCCTGAAGGACTTCTGCTTCTGGGTGGAGGTGGCCGAGAAGCCGCGCCCCCCGAGCGAGGCCGGCGCCGCCCTGCTGGAGCTCCTAGAGCGCAACCTCCTGCCGGGGTTCGTGCTCGACGGCCCATGGCTGGCCGATCTGGAGGCCCAGGGCCGAGGCGTCACCCCACCGCCGCGGCTGTGCTGGGCGGCCGAGGATGCGATCCTTCTGGCTCCCTACCGGGTGGACGCAGGTCACTGGGGCGGGTTCCTCGTGGCCCAGGCCAGCGCCGTGGGCCGGGTGCGGGAGTTCGCCTCTGAGGCCGGCGAGGTCGTGGCCCTGCGGGTGCCGGCCGATGTGGTGCCGGGGCGATCGTTCGCCGCTGCCCAGGCCGGCGCGGTGCTGGTGTTGGCGAGCCGGGAAAACTCCAGGTAGAGAAACCACCCCCTGGCCATGCCCTCGACCGTTGATTACGCCGCCGCGCTGGATATCCAGCACTACATCGTCCCGATGCGACTCGCGTCCGTGGCGCTTGAGGATGCTGCCACCGCCGCCGCCAACAACGGCGCGAACCTCAGCTCCTGGCTGAACACCGCCAACGCGATCAGCGGCGCCGGGGCTGTGAGCACCAGCGGGGAGGCCTCCACCTTCCGCTTGCTGGTGAATAGCACCACCAGGACGATCACCAATGTTGCGCTTGCTTCCAACATTGTCACGATTACTACCAGCACCGCCCATGGTTTGGCCACTGGTGACAGGGCTCTAGTGGCTGCCACCACGGCCACTGCCGTGAATGGCACCTTCACCGTGGCAACGGCGCCCAGCACGACGACCTTCACCTACGCCTTGACCGCCAGCAACATCACCAGCGCGGTTGATACCGGCACTGTCACCACGGGGGTCTACCCCTTGGATGGCACCGGCAAGCCGATCCAGCTCCTCAACGTCACCGGCGCCCCCCTCTCGACGCAGGGACAGGACGAGAAGGTTCTCACGCACGATCAGGTAACCCGCGGCGCTTCAATCTCTATCGGAATCAATTCCGACTCCAGCATTGCTTTTAAGGGCATGACCGTGCATAGATCGGTAGATCACAAGATCATGGAGGTCATTCGTCAGCTAGGTGTCGCCGAGAAGCTCGCCGTTAAGTATCTGCGGGTTGGACCTGGTGGCACGGTTGAGAAAAAGCTGTGCTACGGCCGGATTACATCCAAGCAAGAAGAGGGTGATGCAGGCGCCCTGGTGAAGTACGGCGCCTCGCTGATGGTGTTGGGCCAGGTTCACACCATCTACGACAACGCCTGAGGTGGACACTGACGGCCTGCTTCATGTGGTGACCTCAGATAGCCGACCGGGTGAGCGTCTGTGGCGCATCTGCTCCGGCGGCTCCTGCCTGGTGCATCGGAGCCTAGGGGTGGTGATGGGGCACTACCGGGCGCTGCTGATCAGCCAGGGGCGAGAGGTTGGGGAGGGGTGAGCATGAAAAAGCCCAGGGACTATCACCTCCCTGGGCTCTATTGAAGTATCCCGCAGCGGTCTAGGTCAAGACAGGGGCAGCACAAAGGGCCACCCGGACTCCAGCTTCTCCAGTCCATCGCTCAGTAGCCCCTCCGCCAGCTGATCAACGGTCACCCCCTGCTCGGCGGCCATCGCCTCCAGCCGCTCCACCGCATCAGGGTCAAGGTCAACCATGATCTCAGTCATGCGGTCTCCATTGAGCCACTGCATCAAGCTGTGCACGATGGTTTTGATGGCGTTCATGTGATTTGGGAATGGGGTGGTGATTCGGGTCTATCCTAGGTCAAGATAGGGACAGAGCAACCGCGCAGCATCTGAGCTTGCACTGGGGGATCTGGGATAGCCTGCTGCAGTCCGGGTTGGCCCGAATACAACACCAGTCCCTGACTGGGAATCAGGGCAGGGGTGGGGGGTTGACGTGGCCTCCCTGAAACCTCATCCAACGACCCGGCGTAACAATCGCTTGACAAAACGTGGGCGGATACCCCTACGCTTTGAAGACCTTGGCAGGGATGCCAGGGCCCACGTCTGCCCGCCCCGAGCGGGATAACCCATGAAGAACGCGAACTGCGGCCCGGCTCTGCTGTCGGCCGGCGTTGAGGCCCGGCAGTGGAACGGCTGCGCAATTCAGCGCCGCGAGGCGGATGGCTTTGTGAACGCCACGGCCATGTGCAAGGCCGGCGGGAAGCGGTGGAACCACTACGCCAGCAACGAGCGCACTGGCGAGTACGTCTGTGCCCTTGCCGAGGGCTTGGGCATTCAGATCCCTTGCGGCGCAGCCGTGGCCGGATTTCCGGCTTCGGGAATCGATGGCCTGATTCACCTCGTCAAGGGCGGCCGCCCCGAGCTGCAGGGCACCTGGATCCACCCCCGCCTGGCGGTCGATCTGGCCCGCTGGATCAGCCCGGCCTTCGCGGTGTGGATGGATGGCTGGTTCCTGGAGCCCATCGGCGTGGCCCAGTCCGCCACTGCAGAGCCCCTCCAGCAGCGCACCGCCGCCGCGTCGCGCCCCCGTGGCCTGCGGCAGGATCCCGTCTGGAAGTCGTCCTACTACCTCCCGGCCCTGATTCATCAGCGGTGGATCGGTGACCCCGAGGCCAACGAGATCATCCGGGGCATCGCTCACCACCTGCTGCTTTCCTGCGGCCCCCTGCCGGCCATAGCCGCAGTGGACGAGGCGGCGCTCAGCTGGAATCGAGCCATGAAGGTACGGACGGGGCAGCAGGTTTGGTGGTGATCGCCAGGGCGGGCCGGGCGCTTCCGGTGGAGGCCGCCAACCCGCCTATCCCTCGCGGGCCCACTGGATCAGCCGGGCGTCCCTAAAGGTCAGCCTGGCCTCACACTCAAAGACCACGATCGGCGGTGGGGTCATGGTGGGCGAGCCGGGAGGGGCTCCGCTGAACAGGCCAAAGCGCCGGGCGCAGTCGTGGCACCCCTCGCGCCAGAACCACTCATGGCCCTCCTGCTCGCCCACGCCGGGGCAGCGCTCTATGTCGGGCGGGAGGGATGGGGTGGTCATGGCAGGCGGCAGTATTCACGAACGCGATCGGCGGAATCCCCTGCAAGCTCACGGGCGGCTTGCAGGTTGTCGGCGTACTTGATCTCCAGCAGGGCGCCGTAGGCCTCGCCGAGGGCATCCCAGCGGCGCAGCTCGCGCTCTGTTGCGGGCAGGGGGAATGGGACCAGCCGCTGAGCGATTGCGTACAGGCGGAGCTGGCGGAGTAGGTGGAAGATGTTCATGGGCTTAGTGGCTGGTGAGTGGTCGGCAGGGGTCGTGATCGCTCATGCCTTCCCGCCCCACTTCTTCCGCTGAAATCCACGCACCGAATCCCGGCGCATCAGCACGTGGGGGCCACCGCCGATGGGGATCAAGCACACGTGACCCGGCAGGTCGGGCAGGCCGCGAGGGGTGTAGGTGCGGCCATCGGGCCCGGTCCAGAAGTCACCGAGGCGGAACCGATCGGCGCGAGGCGTGATGATCCCGGTGAAGGCGGATTTTTTCATGGCCGACCCCCTTCGCTGCAGCAATAGGCCTCGCAGGATCGAGCCCAGTCGTGGTTGTCCGTCGCCTCGGGGAAGTGAAGACTGCAGAAGCCGTAGAACCTTCGCTCCGTGCCGCCCGTTGTGCGCCGATATGGCCTCTCCTCAAACAGGCGGCACGACCGGCACGTGCGAACGATGTCGGCCACGGGGATGCGTGGCAGCTCTGACGCATAGGAGGCCCACATCATGCCAACCCGCACACGGCGCACCGCCTCGGCATTCATATCCAGCCGGCGGCCGATGACCGCGTGGGCGATGTCGGCGGGGGTCTCCAGGATGGCCCTGGCAAGCGTCTCCCTGGTCGCGTCGTCGTAGGTGCGGCGGGTCATACAGCCTCCTGCAGCACGCTGACCCACACGGTCCCCAGGCCAAGCAGGGGAAGGATCCGATCGCGGAGATCCTGGTTGTGGAGGCGGATGCAGCCAAGGGTCGGGTGCAGCTCCTGCCGTGGGTTCCAGGCCCCCGGCCAGCCGCAGGCGCTGCCGCCACCGTGCAGCATGATCCCGTCGCGATAGGGCCGTGACGTGGGCCCCTCCTGCCCTTCCAGCCCCTCCAGGTCAAACGAATACCAGCCGTAGGCGCGGCGATCGGGGGTGAAGTTCGCGGCTGGATCGGCCTCGTAGTCCCGGTGTATGCCCTTCGGGTTGATCCGGTAGAGCCCAGGCGGCGTGTCGGTGCCCGTGCGGTTCCACTCGGCCTCCTTGCCCTGTCCACGGCACAAGCAGGGGATCCTCCACAGCCGGCGCCCGTCATGGGTCCAGGCCGTGAGGGTCTGGTCCACGTCGTTGGCGATCAGGTGGTGATCACCGGGCTTCAGGGTGGGGCGGATCTTCGGGCCCACCATCCCCGGCGGCCAGATCGGCGGGCCCTGGGGAGCGGGGCCACCAGGCGGGCGCGGTGGCGTGGCGATCGTGACAGGGGCAGGAGCACCGGCCACGAACAGAGCCACCTCTGCCGCCCGGCGCCGCACCAGGCCCGCCAGGGTCTTCTTCCCGGCCTTGCTCCAGCGGGGCAGCTCGGCCTTCACCACGGCCTCAGGGCTCTCGCCGGCCAGCAGGCGCCGCCGCAGGGTGGAAATCTCCAGGCTCCTGGGGCCCACGTTGAAGGTGAACGAGATCAGGGCCGCCTGCTGCTTCGGGGTCCACTTGCTGGCCATCGGGAGCAGCCGGAACACCTCGGCGGCGGCGCGGTTGATGTCCGTGGTCAGCATGCCCTCAGCGACCGCCTGGGTGATCACGGCGCCCTCCACCACGTCGGGCCCGGTGTGCCCGTAGCCGATGGTCCAGGGATCGCCCCCGCTGCCGGGGTCGGGGTAGGCGGTGAGGCGGCACCCTTCGAACTCGGCGACGATCTGCCGGGCTGGGGCCAGCCACTGGGGATCGGGGGGATTGGTGCTCATCAGAGAGGCCATTCGGAGATCGTCTGCCAGCCCTCGCTCTGCAGCCGGGCCACCTCGGCGGCGACCTGCTCGGGGAGCACGTCCACCACCAGCGACCTGCTGCCCTCCTGACCGGGCGGGAGGGCCGTGGGCTCCTCACAGATCAGCCGAACGAGGCCGCAGGTCATCGCCGCATCCCCTGGCGCATCACCCAGGCCGTGGCCGCCTTTTGGGCGTACCAGGACTTAAGGAGGAGCTTCGCCAGGTTGCGGAGGCTCAGCACGTCGTCCACCTCGTCGAGAAGGCGGCCGATGCGCTCAATCTCAAACGCCTGGGCGGTGCTCAGCTCCATGCCTGCGGGGTCCGCGGGGAGGAAACCGGCAACAGGATCGGGGGCTGGCATGGCAGCAGAATAGCTACCCAAATCCAGATAGGCATCAGGTCGGCGAGAGGATCCATAACTGGGCCAGCGGGAAAACTGCGGCAGAAGCTCCGACCGCTCCGCCATGCCACGAGGCCGCCGCACCAGTTACACCCGCGACAACAACGGCCGGTTCGCCAGCTCGCCAGGCGGCGGCGCCCCCAAGCGGAGCACCCCAGCGACCCGGCGGGCGGCCACCAGGGCGGGGAACCGGCTGAACCGGGACAACAGCGGGCGGATCAGCGGGATCGGCCGCAATGGGGCCACGGTGCGCGGCGGGAGGCTGAAGACGGCCAAGGGGAACAAGCGGGCAACGCAGCTTGCTTCAATGAAGCCGGCAGGGTTCAGGGCCAGCACGATCGCCAAGGGTGGCAGGGGGATCAGGGGAAGCGTGGCGCGGAGCCTGGCGGCGGTGCGGAAGGAGCGGATGGCGGCGAAGCCGGTGGCCCCAGCGAAGGCCTTGAAACGACCGACCGCCCCCTCTGTCGCCAAGCCCGCCAAAAAGGAGTCCAAGCGCAATATCAGCGATGCCAAGGCAGGCCGGATCATTGCGAGGCTTGACGCGAACAGGCCTGGATTGCGGAAGGCGACAGGCTCGGATCGTCGCAACAGGAACCTGCTGCAGACCTACGACCGGGCCAGCAAGTTTGTTTTGGCGGCTTCTACGCGAGAAAGCAAGCGTACCGGCGGACAGGGACGCATGGACCTTGCCGAGTCCGTGCGCCGGGCGGTCCGCAATGCCAAGGCGAAGGCCAAGCCCGCCAAGCCTCCCTCTGCCACCAAGCCAGCACGAGCGCGGCGCTCAACGGTGGTCCCGGCGCTGCAGGGGAGTGACAGGCTTGCGCCGCTATCTCCGCAGCGGAAGAAAGTTCTCGGCAGGGCAAACGCAAGGGCTGCGGCACTTGCCGACATGGCCAACAAGGCAAAAGACGAGCTGAAAAGGGCGCAAAACAAGGCAATACCGGCAAGGAATCAGTATTCCGACATGACTCCGCAAGCGCGGAAAACGGCGCTCACAAGACTGGCAAAAGCGGAAAAGGCAAACGCCAGGCTCCAAAAGAGTTCAATGACGGCCCAAAGGGCCAAGTCCTTCGCGGAGGGAATGGCAGGGACCACAAAAGAGGGTTACACGCGCTACGACAACGAAGTTCGCCGCAGCGACATTCGCACTCCCAAGGCCAAACCCAAACCCACCGCCCCCAAGCGCACCCGCTCCGCCCGCCCCGCCGGGACCGTGGCCAAGCCGAGGGGAATGAAGCCGGGGGTGTTGGCGGCGCGGAGGGGGGTGAAGGCGAAAGGATCCAAGCCCAAAGCAGGACTTGGATCCTTGCAGGCAATCGCAGCAAGAAGGGCACGGGTCACTAAAGGTATTAAGCAATCGCAAGCCCAGACACTGAAGGCGTTGCGCAGCGGTTCAATGGGCTCCCTTAGCGGCCCTGACAATGCACGCATGTACCGAAGCCAGGTCACAAGGTCAGCCGCTAACGAGATATACAACAGGCAACGGACTGTCGTAAAAATAAGCGGCAAAGAGCTTGATCGGCAATCACTAAGTTCACCTTTGAATATCATGCGTACGATTCGCGCATCAAAAGACAGATCGGAAATGGCAAAGCAACTTCGAGAGCAAGCAAGAAAGCGAGTGAACAAGGGCCGCAAGGGTCGCCGCTAACCATGCCCCTCCCCACCACCACCCTGGCCCTGTTCGACCTCCTGGCGGCCGACACGGTGCTTACCCCCCTCCTGGGGGTCCACGTGCTCGAAGGCGGTGCCACCCGCCGCGCCCTGGCGCACTTCTGGCCAAAGGAGACGATCGAGCCCACCACGCAGCCTGCGGGGGTGGAGATCGTGGTGTGGCGCTCGCCCATGGGCACAGCCACCACGCAAGCCCAGACCGGTGAGGTGGACGTGCGGCCCACCTTCCGCCTGTCGGTGACGCAGTGGGAACCTCCCACCGCCGGGGGTGCCTGCAATCAGCTCGCCGTGCTGAACCGCCTCCTGCAGCTCCTGCCGGGGGCCAATGCCTCGGACGTGACCATCGACGGGCTCACCACGGGCCTGCAGCAGCATTCGGTTACGTGGGCCTGTCCGGTGGCGGTGTTGCAGCGCCCCTGACAGCGGGAAAACTACAGCAGTAGCGCGGCGCGGCTCGGGTGGCGGATCTCCAGGTTTCACTGGCCCTCCTGCTGGAGAACCAGGCGGAGATCGCCCGCGAACTGGAGCGGGCAGGCGGGCAGGCGGGGGCGGACTTTGGCAAGGGGCTGAGCGCACAGGCACAGAAGGCCTTCAACGATCTCGTGGCGCAGGCGGAGAAGGCCGCGAAGGAGGCCGGGGTCCGCTTTAACCGGGTCAAGCTGCAGTTTGAGACGGTCTCCGGGGACGTGATCCCCCAGAAGACCCTCGATCAAATCGGCAAGGTCAACCGGGGCTTTGCTGAGGCGACGCAGGCCATCAATGCCTTCAAATCCGCGACCACCGCCGCAACGCGGGAATCGGCCGCAGGGATGAACCTGCTGGAGGCCGCTGTCACCGGTGTTGCCGTCAGCCTCACCAGCCGACTCACCGACGCAGCCGGGACCGCCCTGGGCAGCGTGCGGGGCCTCGTGCAGGGGTTTCTGGAGCTGGACGGCGAGCTTCGCCTGGCCGCCGCTGCTGCGGGGGAGACGGGCGGCTACCAGCGCCTCAGCCAGATCGTGGATCAGGTGGGCATCGATGCGGCCGGCACCACCAAGCAGGTGGCCGAGCTCGCCACGTCCCTCGTGCGGGCCGGTTTCAGTATCTCCGAGGTGGAGGGGGCTCTGGCCGGGGTGGTCCGGGGCGCCGAGGCCACTGGGACCGGGTTTGAGGCCTTCGGGAACATCGTGGGGAACACCCTTAGGGGGTTTGGGCTTGAGGTGGATCAGACCGCCCGCGTGGTGGACGTGCTGACCAACACGGCCAACAGCTCCAACGCGAGCATCGAGGGCCTGGGTTACACCTTTGAGTACACCGCGCCGATCGCCAAAGCCCTCGGAGTGAGCCTGGAGGACGTGGCCGCCGCCGCCGGCCTGATGGCTAACGCGGGGATACAAGGCAGCGTGGCTGGCACAGGCCTCCGCACGGGCCTGCAGAAACTGCAGGAGGCGGCCGGCGGCGCATCGCCCGAGGTGCTGGGCCTCGTGCGCGGTCAGGAGCGGCTACAGCAAGTGATGGGCAAGCTCGGGGCCACCGTGACCGATGCCAGCGGCAAGCTCCTCCCCTTGGAGCAGGTGTTCCTGCGCCTGAAGGCAGGCCTAGAGAAGCTCAACCAGGCCGATCAGGTGCAGCTGGCGAACATCCTGTTCGGCGATGACGCGGGCTCCAAGTTCCTGTCGATCACGAACCAGAGCAACTCAGCCATCGCCAAGATGTTCGCGGACCTCCGCAACAGCAAAGGGGCCACCGACACCGCCCGCAATGCGATGGTTGGGATGGGCCTGGAGATCCAGCAGCTCACCGGCACCATGGATTCCCTCCGCAACAACATCGGAGGGGTGATGGCGGCAGGTCTCCGGCCCTTGGTGCAGGCGGCCAACCTTGCCGTGGGGGCCATCTCGGGCCTGCCCAAGCCCGTGAAGGACACCGGGGCGGCGCTGATCGCCCTGGGCATCGCCTCCACCGGCGCAGCGATCAGCCTCACTGCGCTCAATCTCGTGCTGGCTCAGACGGGTGGGTTCGCGGGGCTGTCTGTTGCGGCAAGGGCGGCCGGGGTTGCCGTGGCTGGAATCGGGGGGAGTCTTGCGATCGTGGCCGCTGCCACCGCCGGGATCCTGCTGGTAACCGGGGCGTTCAAGGAGATGGATCAGACCACCAAAACCCTGGTTCAAACCACCATCGCACTGGGGGCCGGTGTTCTGGTGTTCCGTGGTATTGCCGCAGCCGCTGGAATCGCTGCAACCGGGTTGAGCTTCCTCAACATTCAGCTCGGCAGAACAGCTGTGCTCACCTCCCTGGCGTCTGGCGCCGCAAGGGGTGGATTCATCGCTGGACTGGTCGGCGCTGCTGCAACCGCCGCGGGCGTGTACGCGGTGCTCAACAGCAACATCAAGGCAACAGGCCAGGAAACCGAAGCCCTCAGCAGTAAGGCCCGCGAGCTGAAAGATCAGATCGCCCAGCTTCAGAAAGAGATTGCAGACGGGAAGAAGCTGGGGATTGATACCACCGACGCGCAGAAGCGTGTGAACGAGCTTTACATGAAGCTACGGGAGATTGAGGGACCACTGGAGATTAAGTTGAGCATTGACAAGGCCAGGGCTGAAATTAAAACACTGAAAGAGGAATACGGCAAGCTAAGTGAAGGGGACAGGCAGAGGACGCCGCTACAGGCCAAGGTGGACGGTGCTGAGCGCTACCTCAAGCTGCTGCAGCAGATTGACCGGGGCCAGGCCGTCACCGACGCTTCCCCGGTGGCCCAACAGGGGGCCAAGGATCTCGCTGCGATCGAGAAAGAGGTTAAGGCGCTGCTGGCCAGGAAAATCAGCCTCCCTGTTGGCGCCCCCGAGCAGAAAGTAATAGACGGAGCATTGGATATTTATCAGCGCCAGATTGATCTCAGGAAGATCGGAATTAAGACAGTGATTGACCGAGAGGAGGCCGTGCAGCAACTTGGCAAGTTGCAAGGCGATATTGCCGTCATGCTATCTAAGGGCATCGACCCAGTGGTTACCCGCGGCAAGCTGCTACCGCTGCAGATTCAAGTCAGGAATCTTGACATTGAACGCGAGAGGATCAACAAGGATCTAGCGGCAACATTGGATCGACAGGTTGCCGCAGATGGCAAACGGGTGCTAACCGCAAGGGAACAGTTGGAAGTTGCAAAGAGCAAGCTCAACGTGCAGCAGGCGAGCGCCAACCTAGACGAGAAAGAGGCAGCGCAGTTCACCGCTCGACTGCGTTACGTGCAGCAGGCGGCCGATGCCTACGTGAACCTCGCCAACGCTCAGGCAGCCCTAACTCAAAGCGGCTTTGACGTGGAGCGCAGTCGCAACAGCAACCGCCTCAGCCTGGCGGAGAAGGAGTTGCAGTTCCTGCGAGAGCGCGGGGCCAATGCCCAGGTGATTCAGCAGGCGGAGCAAAGGATCGTAGCGATCAAGCGCGAGGGCGAGCAGGCCGAGTTTCGTGCCATGAAGGCCAGTATTGAGGCCACGGCGCAGCGGTTTGAGATGGAGCGCAAGGTGCTGGAGCTGAAGCAGGCGGGGCAGTTCCTGGAGCAGCAAGGCGCCATGCGGGCGGCCGATCGGGCGGTGCTGCAGGAGCGCCAACAGTTGCTTGAGTTGCGCAGCAAGCTAGCTGATCCAAGCACCACGGCACTGCAAAAACCATTCCTCAACGATCAAGTCAAGTTGCAGGGGGAATCGATCAAGGCCGCGCAGTCGCTGGCCGGGGTTGAGCGTGAGCGGATGGCCAACCTCGGGATAATCTTCGGGTTAGAGCGCCAAACCCAGCAGGTTCAACAGGCGACCGCTGCCAATCAGATGCGGTCCGCGGCGATCGGCAAGGAGTGGGGCAATATCTGGTCAGACGCTGGCACTTCTTGGGAGCGGTCTCTGATCGAGCCCCTGGCCAAGCTTGACAAAGCCGCAACAGGTGTGGATCGGCTCAGGCAGGTGCTTGTGGGCACGATCCAGGCCGGGGATGGCCCGGTAGAGCAGATCTACGCCACAGCGTCAGGCCTGCCTGCGCCCCTGCGGAACGCAACCGACGCGGCCAAGGCGCTGGGCATGGGCTTTGCGGAGGCCAACGACCAAGCCAGCATCTTGCTCCAGACCGTCTCCAAGCTCGCCAACGCCCCCGCTGCCCGCTGGGCCGGCGGCGGTGTGGAGCCGGGCGGCCGGTATCAGGTGAACGAGCTGGGGGTGGAAAGCTTCCTGAGCCGCTCGGGCGCCCTGTCGCTGATCCATGCCCCGGCCTACGGCTCCTGGAGCCCGCCGTCCCCCGGCATGGTGCTCCCCGCGGGGCTCACCTCCCGACTGGACGCCCTCGGCGCCTTCGGCGGCGGCCCGGCTCCCCTGCTGGCTGGCATGGCCCCGGCTGCCGGGGGTGGCGGCGCTGCGTCGCAGGCGGCGGCCTTGGGGCGCCTCCAGCGCTCGATCGATGCCCTGGAAGGCACCATGCGGTCGTATCGGCCTGAGGTCACCGTCAACCTGCCCGGCAACGCCGGCCTCCTCCACACCCTGCAGGGCTTCCGATGATCACGATTTCCTACAGCGGCGCCACCTACACCTTCCCGAACCTCACGGAGCACCCTTTCGGCTACGACGAGGTGGAGGTGCGCCGGGGCCGGGCCGCCAGGCGGTGGGCCCTCTCGGGCATCGTGAGCCGCGAGGACGGCGCCACGATCGCGGGGATCTATGACGCCTGGAACGCGGTGAAGATCCTTGAGGACGACCCGATCCGCACCGGCGCGGTGGGGGCCACCGTGGGCCTGACCGGCGCGGCGCCGGGCTTCGCATGGGCCTCGGCGGTGCCCTGCTGGTTCGCCTCGGCCCCTTCGTTCCCCATGGCCGGCATGTTCTGCCGGGTGAGCGCCACCCTTGTCGATGCCTCCCAGTCGCTGGCCATCCTGCTGCGGCAGGGCGAGGAGGAGGCGGAGCAGGCCGCACAACTCAACCTGGGCACGATCACATTCGGAACCGCCGTGGTGAACCTCACCGCCAGGCCCGACGGCTTCACCGATCTGCCGGCCCTGGCGATCACCCCCGGTGGGCGCCACGTGATTACTGGGCCCCTGGCTCCGACCGAAACGCGGCGCGTGCAGGGGTGGGTGACGGCGGCCAACCTGACGGCCCTGGAGACCTGGCTCAAGACCACCACCTCTGCCAGCCCCTCCACCGGCGGGTGGTTTCCTACCGAATGGTCCGAGCCGGTGGCCAAGCGCCGCGCTGATGGCGGCACGATCGGCACCTACTACGACGTGTCCTTCGCGGTGACGAAGATCCGATGAGGACGGATGCCCGCGCCTATGCCTGGTGCAGCCTCGGCCCCCTCGCCGAGCAGGCCAGCAACATCGCCGACAGCCACGTGCAGGGGTCTGGGGTGGTCACCGTGAGGGGCACCATCAACCTGTCCGGGATCTACCGGCCGGCGCCAGGGGCCGTGGTGGAGCTCGCCTACAGCGATGGGCAGAACTGGATCGCCCGGCTCCCCTGCCGGCTGCGGGTGTTGTCGTCGTTCGCCAACCCCCTGGCCGGGAAGATCACAAGCGTCAGCGTGGGCTGTGATCTGGCCTACTTGGAGGCCCGCAAGCAACCGCCCGACAGCCTCACCACCCGCCAGGCCAGCCCGGACACACCGGAAGCGGTCTGGCGTGCCGCGGCGCCTTCGATCCCTGCCAGCTGGCTGGTGGGGCAGATCCTGGCGGCCTTGGGCCTCACGGCGGCCGGATCGATCCCGCTCGCCAACCACTACACCCGACAGGAGTTTGATCTGACGGCCGGCTACGTGGAGGAGCTGAGCAAGCTCGCTGCCTCCGAGGGGTATGCCGTGCGGATGAACACGGCAGGCCTTGTGGAGTTCATCAACAAGGCCCCGCAAGAGATCGGCACCGGATCTCTGCTGACGGAAGAGGATCTGATTGATCTAAACCCAATCAATACCGGCGATCTGCCGGGTGATGCGGTTTATGCCAAGTACACCAGCCTGAAGCTAGCACCGCCGGACACAACTGATGACGCAATCAAAAAACGAAACTGGGAGCGCGATGTAAGTATCTCCGCCCCGCAGCGGTACACGCATCAGTGGACGGAGTATCAAAAGGTGCCGGTCTTGAACGAGGATGGCAGCCTTGCCTATCGGCAGCGCAGGGACGCCAACGGCAGACCTGTCTATTACATTCAAAGCAGCTCCATCACCAATGGCATAGAAACCACCGTCTTGGGAGGCGCCGTGATGGATCAGGTGTTTGAGGTTAAGGCTTACCAATTACAACAGGAAATAAGCTATATCACCCGAACAGAAACAGAAACGACCTATGACGGCTGGGACCGCGTTACCTTGCGCAAGACCTCAACTCTTGGCTTGTGGGGGCTGGAATACAATGAAACCGCTTACACCTACAAGGTTAATAGCCCGTATGCCGGCGTGAAGCCTAGCAACTACTCAGATGTATTGGCCGAAACAACGGCAGAATGGTCTTCATTGGCACCGCTAAAGGCGTCCGTTGGCTATCAACTGCCCTACAATCAGCTACGCGGCGTAGGCTTTGGCGACCAATACCAGTCAGGGTATAGGCGCACGACATACGAAAAAGAAGTGGGCACGGGTATCACAAAGACGATAACGGAGTCCTATGCCCCGTTTATCAGCACACCAGACGGCGCCGAGGCAATCTCCCGCCTTCGCGATGCAGGCAATCAGCTTGATGGCAGCCGCCTTGCGCAAGTTCTTGGATTCGCCAGGCAGCTAGTGTCAGTCGGCTCAGAGACTCGCATCCGCACTGAACGCGAGTTCGGCCTTCAGCGGCGCCCCAGCGAGGCCGAGCGCACCGCAGCAGCCAACCTGAAGGCCCCCACCGTTGAGACCACCTCCACGGCAACGTGGGCCGTTGGATCGGCCACCAGCCAGACCGCGATTGAGCTGAGCCCGCCCTATGCGCCTGACGATCGGATCGTCTACAGCGGCGGCACCAACGGCACCTACAGCGTTGCCAAGGGCAATGCCGATCAGAAGGCCCTCCACTACGCCCGCACTGAGAACCGCCTCCTGCTGGGCCACCGGAACGGCAACGGGATCCAGGTGCTCCCCGAGATCCTGCCGGCGGCTCCCCTAGGGCTGGTGTTCATCCGCCTCAACGGCTGCACCGCCGCCTTCAGGACCAACGGGACCACCTACAACATTGACCCGCAGGGGGTGACGGCGACCACGGATTGCCTGTTCTGGGGCGCGGTGGATGGCACCGTGGCTGATGCGTGGTTCCCACTGCCGCCTGGCGCCACGTCGCTGCCTGCCCCTGTCGCGATCACCACCAATGCCAGCCCCAAGCCTGCGAACGCCATCGCCATCCCCAGTGGGTTCAGCTTCACCAGCCCCAACTTGAGCGCTCTGTTCGCCTCCCTCCCATCGAGCCAAGCCCCAGTGTTCCCGCGGACCGTCACCCCTGGCACGATCCTCCCCCCGTATCACGAAACCGTCAGCGTTGCCGCCGGCAGTGGCAGTGGCGTGATCGTGGACTTCCTGCCGTGGATTCGGCAGCCGCCCATGCAGGTGTTGGCTGGCAGCGGGAGCGGTGTGATCGCTGCATTCCTGCGGGCAAAAGGAGCCCTGGTCGGGAGTGGCTCTGGGGTAATTGCGAACCTATCTATATCTGGTGGCAATAGCGGAGATTACACGTTCGCTGGTGGTAGCACCATAGCCTGGAGTAGTTCGGCTGTCTATGGCTATGGCTGGACATTCACAGTATCAGCCACTAAGACCGTTAAGGGTGTTGGCTTCTTTGATAATGGCCAAAATGGCCTAGCAGGTGGATACGAGATTTTCTTAGCCGTGGTAGATGTCACCGTAGACCCGTTTATAGATTTTGTTTATCAGGAAAACTTTAACGCGGCAGACAGCGTTTCTTCGATCGTCGTCCCAAGCGGAACAGCAGCCGCTCTCAGTGGCGTGTGGAGGAGGGTAGACCTAGCTAGTAACGTTGCAGGGAAACAACTGACATCGGGAAATACATACCTGATATTTGCGCGACCCCTGAATACGGCAAACGTTGATTCAGTTGTTAAAAACGTAAGCGTACTGACACTCCCTGCTAACGTAAGCTACGGCGTGAACGTTTGGGAAAATTCGGGTTATGCCTGGGGAACTGTTTCCGGCGATGGAACCGCATACCTCGGTCCCATGATCTTCTTTGAGTAGACGGGAAAACTAAGGCAAAGCCGCTGAATCCCCATGCCCGCCGCAATGCAGCAAACCCGCTATGAGGCGGAGCGCCTGTTTACCAACAGCTACGCCGGCAAAAAGGCGCGGCTGTGCCTTGCCGTCAACTCGGGATCACTAGGCCTCACCAGCACAACTGCTCAGTGGGATGCAGTGGAGCTGAGCGGCAACGGCTACGCCAGATATGAATGGACGATCCCCTCCGGGGCCTTCAACGCCACCACCGATCGGTTTGAGGTGGCCGCGCAGCTTTGTGAGTTTGCCGCCTCCTCGGGTGGCGCCGGGCTGAGCTGGAACACCGCCTACCTCGTGATCGGCACCATCGGCGGCGGCGGCGCCGTGACCTGGAACGCGGGGGTTTCGTTTCTGCTGCCTGAAAGTCCGAACATTGTCCTCAGCCCTGGTCAACCGGGCAGTTACAACGTGCAGATCTTCACGGATGGCTTCTTGGTGACCGCCTGATGGCCGGACACGTCAACCTGAGCCTGCCGCCCCGGCTGATTGAGTCCGCCAGGGCGGCCCAGTATGCCAACCGCGAGGCACTGGGCGGCAGAGTGCTGGCCGACAAGATCAAGACCAAGGTGAAGGCCCGCCGCGCCGCTGCCCTGAGGGCTCAGCCGCTGCCGCCTGATCGGGTTGGGGGGGCGCTGGAGGAGCGGGATCCGCTGAAGTGGCGGATATGGAGGAAGAGGAGGTCGGGCGGCGAGGTTGCCGTAGGAGTGGCCTGGCTGCACATTGGCCAAAATTATACAATTACCTCAAATAGTGGGACAAATTATGATGATAGTTGGTCCAACGGAACACCAGGCAGTAGCTGGGACCCCTTTAGTGGGCCCACTACGCGAAGGGTTGGAGGTATTGGATCCGCAAGCGCTACATTAGAATTTGTCATTACTGTTGGGGCCAGGTCAGGCGAAGTATGGAGCCGTTTCAGGTATGCCCTGGATCTTAGTGTCCAAGCCAACTACTACTATCAAGATACCCACTTTGTTGACTATTATACAGATGCCAATGGCAACCAGCAGCCCTTTACCACAAGCAAGATTGATATTTACGACAGCAAATCAAGTATCTTCTTCACAAGGCTTTGGCATAGCATCTTTCCCGCTGGACAGTCTGATCTAATTCTTGTTGTCACTATAGCCAAGTTTGCTATCACTGGCTACCGCTTTGATACTGTAAATGGCTCCAGCGATGGCGTTTTTAGCCTGCAAAGCACAAGACAGATTTCTTTTTTGGTTACCCAGTCTAGTGTCACAGAGTTGGCCCATGGCATACCTGCGTTTATGCAAAAAAAAATAGACAATGAACTTGCTGTAGGCACGAATCGACCACATTCTAGCGTAAACAATCCTAGTGTCACCATTGAACCAGCTTTTTCTCAAGCAGCTATTGGTATTTACGCGAGAGGGTTTAATAGTGCTTCTTCCGTAAGCTATGAAGGCATCGCCTCAAGCGGCACACATAGCACGGTCACACCACAACAAGCAAAGGCATCGTACGCCGCATACAGCGGAAACCCTGAAATCCCGATCTTGGACTACAGGCGTAATGATCCATTGACTACAAGCGCTCCCACGACAGAGCGAGGCGTTTTTGGTATTATTCCTGTCGCAAGCGTTACGGGGGCAGTAACAAGCGGAATGCTCGCCGCTGGACTGGACGATGAGCTAGAGCAGCGCCCAGGGCCAAACGCGCAAAACCAGCCTGAGTCAGTCGGGATGATCATTGCCTATGACTACCACGGCGGCACCTACTGCCGTAGTCAACTCGCCGCCCTTGGTATCACCCTCCCATGACCACCCCCCAACCCCAGCCCCCACTGATCCAAACCGCCCAGCTCGTGGCCCTGGCCAACCGTCAGCGACTGCTGCAGCGGCAGGCCGAGGAGCGGGCCATCGCCAAGGCCGTGGCGCAGGCCCTGAAGGGCTGAGGCTTCGGACCGGGAAAACTGAGGCGCACCTTGCACCGGCGGAGCGATTCCCCGGCAACGCATGAAAACGAATCAGCTTGATCGGCTTCTCGGGACTGCCGATGAATGGCAGCGACCATTGGCCGCTGTGGACCCTGACCCCGTGGACACGGGAGATGGCGGCGGCGGCAGTGACGAGCTAGACGACGACTCCAGCCTGGGAGAAGCTGGCCAGAAGGCCCTCCGCGAGGAACGGGCGCTGCGGAAATCCCAAGGCGCTGAACTGGCACAACTCAGGGCCCAGCTGGAGCAGATGAAGGGGCTAGTAAGCCCTGAGACCTTTGCCCAGGCCCAGGCCCAGGCGACGGCGCTGCAGCAGCAGCTGGCCGATCAACAACAAAGCACCGCGGCCGAGCGGCAGCGCCTGGAGGCCAAGGCCAACGATCGAGTGAGTAAGGCCGAAGCCCGCGCCGCCAAGGCCGAGGCCGATCGGATTGGGTTACTGGTTCGCACCGCTGCGCAGAACTTGTTCATGGCAACCGGAGGCCGCGATGGCGGCGATGGCGGCGGGCAGACCTACTTCGACGCTTGGTTCGCGTTTCACGGCAGCCGCCACATCCGAGTGGACCCGGCCACCGGGAAGGAATACATCGTTGATTCCGATGGCGACCCCGTGAAGCAGGGCGATCAGAACGTGGATCCCGTGACGTGGATCAACGAGCAGGCGGACAACAGCGCCGTGGTTGGAAGCTTCTTTAAGCCCAAGGGCGGCAGCGGCGGCGGCGGCCTGGTCGGTGCCCGCGGCTTCCGCACCTCGCAGGGGCTGACCCCGGAGCAGGTGAAGGCCATGTCGCCCAGCCAGAAGATGGCCGTCCACCGGGAGGCGGCAGCCGGCCGCTGAGGCAAGCCCGGCGGACCGGGAAAACTGCGGGTGACTCCCAAGCGCGATGCGGCGGGGTCACCCCTTAAGCGCGATGCGGCAGGGGCAACTGAATCCCCCGAGCCCTGGCTTGTCGGTGTGGCGCGATGCCTGTCTGGACAGCCGCTGAGCGACGGGCCCGCCCACTTTTACCCCCTCCTAATCGTGACCGTCACCACTTACCACCAAGTTTTTGAGCAGAAGTCTTTCGAGGCCGATGCAAACATGCAGGAGCTTGCCGTTCTCCAGACGATGCTGGACAACGGCCCCCTCTTCGCGCAACTCCCCTTTAAGGACATCGTTGGCGCCTCTGAGGTCTTCGGCCTAGAAGATGAGCTGCCCGTTGTGGCCGCTCGCCTCCTGGACGAGAAGCCCAGGAACGGACGAGGCAGCTCCATCCCTCATTCCGTGATCACGGCGATCTACACCGCTGACATTGAAACCGATGTTCAGCGCCTCGCTCGCGAAGGCCGAGGCTCTCACGACAGCGAGGTTCTTCGCAACGCCAAAGCCATTCGGATGCTGCTGGAGACCGACTTTGTTCGCGGCAGCCAGCAGGCCACCAGCGGCAGGTCGTTCAACGGTCTTGCCAACCTGATTACGGCTGTATCCACCAACAGTCAGGCCATCGCCAACCATGCCTCCGGCGCCCCTCTCAAGCTGTCGGCCCTGGACGACATGATGAACCAAGTGGACGCGGCGCCATCCGAGAAGAAACTGATCTTCCCCAAGAGTATGAGGCCCGCCTTGCAGGCCCTGCGGCGCGATCAGACCCTGACCGGCAACCTGCAGATCGAGACCAATGCTCTCGGTCAGCCGGCGCTGTTCTACGACGAGGCGGAAATTATCCTCACGGATGTTGACCCTCTCAACGTACCGATTCAGGGCTTTACTGAAGGGAGCGGTGGCAATACCTGCTCCATCTATTGCGTTGCTCTTGGCGAGGATTCGGTCTACATGGCCCAAGGCCTCAGCATGGTAAACGGCGACCTTCAGCCGGGCCTGGTGGTTTATGACGTGGGCGAGTCCTACGCCACGACCCACTTCAAGACCCGGATCAACATTGACTGCGCGGCGGTGATCAGGAACCCCCGCAAGGCTGCCCGTCTTTACAACGTGACCAAGGCCAATTTCGCGGCCTGATTCAATCTTGCTTTTTCTCTTTACCCCCTGATTTGTCATGCCTGCTGCAATCGGCTACACGTCTCAACGAGCTGCCCGGATTGACCGGGACAGCATCCTGCTCGGCTCCGTCTTCGCTGGTGTGAACGGTGACGGCGATCTGGAAGCCGCCGCCACCCGCACCGGCGCCGCCCGCCTCTTGGAGGGGCGCCTAAACCCCTACGACAACTGGAAGGTCGTCGCCGTGGGCGGCCAGTCCAGCTCCGCTGGTGGCTACCTCGTCCAGGCCGCTCACGTGGCGCAGGGCGACGTTCTGGCCAATGCCTCGGCATGGGCCACCATCGGCACCATCGCGTTCTCTGGGACCGCCGAGATCCCCTTGGGATTCACCGGCGACCAGGCCGAAGCGCTGGTGCGGGCCGCCGCCGTTGCGGCCGGCGCTGCGATTACCGGCAAGGTCCGGGTGACGGCGCTCCGGCTTCGCCCTGGTACCGGCAGCCTCTCAATCAGCAACATTGCGCTCACCACCAACGTGGCCACGGTCACGCTGAGCGCCGCGCACACCATGCTGCCGGGTGAAGTCGTGACGGTGGTTTGCTCCAACACCGCGCTGAATGGCAGCTTTGTCATCAAAACGGTTGGCTCCACCACCTTCACCTTTGATTCGGTTCAGTCCAACATCACCAGCGCCTCGGCGACTGGCACCGTGACAAACGGGGTCGCTGTCCCCAGCGGCACCGGCAATCGCATCCACCTCCAGAGGAGCTGATCCTCGGGTTTGTTCATCCGCGGGGAGGCTTCGGCCTCCCCTTTCCTGCAGGAGTAATTTCATGGGCCTTCACGTGATCAGCGTCTGTCCTGGGATGGCCTGGGATCCGGGCGCCGGGTGGGCAGGGCCGATTCAGGACGATGCAGCTGACGAGCGGTCCGCAACCTCCGAGGAGGCGGCAGAAGAGCCACGGCGGCCAAGGCGCGGGTTGGCTGGAGCGCAGGCACGCCGCCGGGCACGCACCGGTGACGGCACCTTCCGGGCGGACGACCCGGCCACGCCAGCGGTAGACGAGGCCTACGAGGAGGCGGCGGAGCCCGGCGCCGAGGCCGAGCCGGGAAAACTGAAGCAGCGAGGTTGACCGATGGCCTGGGTTGAAGGGAAAACCTGGGAGATGGAGCAGGGTGTCGATGCCCGTCTGGAGCTGAAGCTGTGGGCAAACACGGCCAAGACGACACCGTTCATTTTTACGGGCTGGACCATCTACGGGTTTGTAAGTGATACCAAGCGCAGCTTGATTTACCCGCTGGATCTTAGCGAATCGGATTCCGCAGCCGGCAGTTTGGTGGCAATCTTGCCCGAGGCGACGGTGAACAGCCTCAAGGTAGGAAAGGAGTGGGTTTACAACATCTTGGCGGTGGCTCCTGGTAGTGAGCCTGCGGATGATGTTCATGTTGCGTTTGGCCCAGCAGTGCCGACATTCCGGCCAGCACGGAGGACGACGTGAGTTGCCCTGCGGTTATTGATGTTCTGGTTCCCAGCGGGCCAGTTGTTGTTGATGTTGTCACCCCAGGTCCGCCGGGGCCGATCGGTTCACGGTGGCTGACGGGTACGGCGGTTCCGTCGTCCAGCCTTGGTGTTGCCGGTGATTTCTATCTGCGCAGCAACGGGGATGTCTATGGTCCGAAAACGTCTAGCTGGGGATCGGTTCAATTCACGCTGACGGGTACTGGCGGCGCGTCCCTGTCGGATAGCACCCCCGAACCGCTTGGCACCCCATCAGCAGGCACGGAGTCAGAAGCCAGCCGAAAAGATCACCGACACGCTATGCCAACGGCGGCCCAGGTGGGCGCAGACGCGGCGGGCACAGCAGCAGCGGCGATAGCGGCGCACGCAGTAGCGGCGGACCCGCACCCCACCTACGCCACCGCAGCGCAGGGGGCAAAGGCCGATACGGCGGTGCAGCCTGCTGTGCTGACTTCAGCCTTGGGAGCAAAAGCCGATCTCGTGGGGGGCCTGGTGCCTTCGGCGCAGCTCCCTGGATTTGTTGATGACGTCCTGGAGTTCGTCAACGTCGCGGCGTTCCCGGCAACTGGCGAGGCGGGGAAGCTCTACGTCAGCCTTGCCACGAATCGCAACTACCGCTGGTCGGGCTCGATCTACGTCGAGATCAACCCCAGCCCCGGCAGCACTGATGCGGTGCCAGAGGGGTCGGTCAACCTGTATTTCACGACCGCCAGGGGCGAAGCGGCGGCGGCATCCTGGTGGGCAGGGTCGGCGTCAAAGACCAAGCTCGATAGCATCACAGGCACGAATACTGGGGATCAGGATCTGTCTGGCCTGCTAGTGAAGGCCAGCAACCTGAGCGACCTAGCCAACCCCTCGACAGCCCGCAATAACCTGAGCGCTGCTGGCTCTGGTGCCATCAACGCCAGCGGGTTGACGCAATCCGCTGGCATTCTGGGCGCCGCATCTGCTGGCGCCCCGCAGGTTTACACCCCTATCGGCCTGGCGTTCAACGGCACCAACCTGTCCACGTTGGCGGATCTAGTGATTCCTCTCTCCGATGAGACAACGGCCCTCACTGCATCATCAACCGTCGCCAAGGTCACAATCCCCAACTGGCCCCACGCAACCACGCTCACCAGCCTGCCAATCTGGGCCGTGGCAACTGCTCCAACCGGTGCGGCGCTGCAGTTTGACATTCGGGTTGGTGGGACTTCTATCTACCTACCTGCCAGTGGTGGCACCTACCCAACCATTGCGGCGGGCTCTGCTAACTCTACGGCATCTGCCGGTGCGTTTACCACTGCATTTGCATCTGCATCAACAATCGCAGTCGGGTCTTCCGTCACCTTCTTTGTAAGGCAGATCGGCGGCACCGTTGCAGGCGCTGGCCTGAAAGTAATTGTGCAGACCCGGAGGGAGGGCTAATGCTGCAGTATTGGGGCAATAGTTATGGGTTTGCGGCCCCAGTCACTGGCCCCACCAGCCTGATATTGCTGCATGGCACCTCGTCGCCAATCGTTGATAGCAGCACCTATGGCCGAACGGTCACGGCAAGCGGTTCCCCCGCCCCAAGCATCAGCAGCACTCCAAGCAAGTTCGGAGGCGGCTCGATCTATTTCCCCAACACACTGGGGAGCTATCTCACTGTCCCATCAAATGCGCTGCTTGCGTTTGGGACAGGGGACTTCACGGTTGAAACGTTCCTGTATCAAAACACCCTTAACCAGTATTCGGGATTGCTAGAAATTGGCAATCACTTAAACACAAGTGGAATAATTTTTATTGTTGGCTCCAGCAATAACAACGGGGCACAGATTTATAGCAATGGCTTTCTTGGTTCCGGTGCGCTGAGCCTCAACCAATGGAACCATGTTGCATTTGTGCGGCAATCAGGCACGTTAAACATCTATGTCAACGGCACAAGAACTAGCTCAACTGCATTTACTAACAACTTGTCAAGCACGGGGCCATTCACAATTGGCAGCAGCAACCCAGCCTCTACTATCGCTTACAATAATAATTATAGATTGAATGGCTACATCAATGAGTTTAGGGTAACTCGTAACGCTCTGTATAGCGGCGGAACGATCACCGTCCCAACCGCGCCATTCCCTAACCTTTAATCACTGAACCACCATGGCCCGCCTCCTTCTCGACCGCGCCACCAACCAGTTGCTACCCTACCCCCGCCAGGACAGCGAACCCGTGGTGGGACTGGATCGCGCACAGTTTTTCGTGCTAGAGGTTGTAGAGCATGAACAACCAACAGATTACGACACTTCTATTCACGCCGTTCACTCTCGACCCCCTATAATCGAAATCACCAATTTAGATTCAGATCGTGACGTAAACGGCACGGTGACGTATGGATGGGAACTCCGCGAGGTTTCCGCGTTAGCTCCCCCGCCTAACTGGTCTGCATTTCAGGCAGAACTATTGCAATCGGCGGCCTTCGCCGCTGCTCGTATCAAGGCGCGGCAGAGTCTGGAATCTGAGTTGCTAACCGCAGAGGGGGAAAGGCTTGAGCGACTACTTCGGGCTAGCACGGCCCTGTCCGCCATGGACGCCGCAGTCCTGGGGGCTGCCAGTGACCAGGCCCCGTTTATAGTTGCATGGCTAAACCTTCGCCGGGCCGGATTGGTATCCCCAGAGGTGGCTAGCGGTATGGCTCAGATCGCCACCGCGTACCACCTATCAGCCGAGCTGATTCGAGCGCTGGGGGCGCCTGCCCAGCCCACCTAGCCCAAATTTGCAGCACCGCTGCAGGATCGGGAAAACTGGGGCAGTAGACCACTGCTGCCATGCCCCCAGACGAACAGGACCAAGCGCAATCGTTCTGGTCAAACGTAACTCCGCAGGTTGCGGCAGGCTTGATACTGCTGGCGGTTGCGGGGATTGGGTATATTGGGCTAACAGTTCCCAGGCAATTAGACCTGGTACTTGAAAATCAGAAAGCCACCCTTAGCCGCCAACTTGCGGCAGAGGGTCGGATAGAAAAAATTGAGGAAAATGCGCTCAGCATTGACCGGCGCGTAACCCGACTAGAGGCAAGATGAACTGTCGCGAAGTCATCATCAACACCGTGGCCCTATGCCTCGGCCTTGCTGCTGCCGGAGGGTTTGGCGGGGCGATCTACTGCCAGTCGCAGGGCGGGGAGTGCGCGGAAATCTGGAAGGCTGCAGGCACCGGGGCCCTGGCGGCAGCCACGACAGGCGGCACCCTGTTGGCGCAGTTGGATGGTCGGCGGCGGCAAGAACCCGAGGGGCCACCGGAGCCGCCGCAGGATGATGGCGGCAGGGGCTGAAATCTACTGCGGTAACTGGGCAGCGCTTATAGGACAATATCAAAGGAAAACGTCGCCAAAGCGCTAGGGTCCAAACCACTGCACCGCAGCCTATCCATGAAGCTCGGCTATGCCCGCGTCAGCAAGGAGGAACAGGCGGACAGCCTGCCTGCTCAGGTGGCCAGGCTTCGGGCGGCCGGCTGCGATCGGATTGTCGAGGAGATGGAGAGCGGCAAGGTTGACACCCGCCCAGGCCTGGCGGAAGTAATTGTTGAGGTTCGCTCTGGCCGCGTGGCTGAGCTGGTAATCACCCGGGCCGATCGGCTGGGGCGAAACGCCGCCTTCGCCGATGAGCTGCTGGCCCTGTGCGGGATCCAGGGGGTCAGGGTCACGGCGATCGACGGCGGCACCATCGAAGCGGCGTCACCCCAGGGGTTCATGCAAGCCCGGATCCTCACCACCATGGCAGAGGTGGAGTCGAGGATGCTGAGCCTGCGGCTGCGGCGGCAGTTTGAGCAGTACCGAGCGCAGGGCCGCCACCTACGGCGCCGAAAACCGTTCGGGTATCGAGGGGGTGCCGCTCACAAGTTGCAGCCCCACCCGGAGCACTGGCCCCAGGCGCTGAGGGTGCTGCAGCTACTGCGAGAGTTGGGAAGCTTCTCGGCGGTGACAAAAGACCTACCGGCTTGGTGTAGCTGGACGCCATCGGGCTCCAACCTGCAGGCATGGTTCTGTAACCCCGTGATTCGTGGGCACGTGGGGCACCTGCTGGAGAAGGGCAGCGGAAAAAGCTGGGGACAGCGATGGGGGGAGATCCACCACGACCAGCATCCGGCGCTGATCTCAGAGGCCGATTGGCAGGAGCTGGCGCAGTATCTGCGGCGGCCGGCCAACCGGTTCCTGGGCCACGCCAACGAGGTGCGCCATGGGCTGACCGGGCTGCTGAGCTGCGCGGCGTGCGGCCACAGCCTGCGGCGCAACAACTCTGGGAATACGGCGTGGTGGCGTTGCCGTCATCGGTTGTGCCAGGAGCGGGGCGCCATCAAAGAGCATGACGCCATGCCTCTGGCGGTGGCGGCGTGCGTGGCTGCCGCAGATCGCCTGGCGGCGGCGTATGCCATGCCTGCGGACGAGGATCCGGCGGTGGCGGCAAAGCGGAGGGATTTGGAACAGTTAGAGGGGCTGGCTAGGCGAAACCCCGCGATTGCCTCAGCGTGCGTTGCATTGCGATCGGAGATTGATAGCCTGATACGACGGCCGAGGGTGGCACCTGAACTGGCTGGCTATGCCGAGCGGATCAGCGACGCTGAGTTTTTTTCAGGTGCGACACCGCAGGAGCAGCGGGCGCTGTTTGGGGCGGTACTTGAGACCCTGGCGGTGGGTCCAACGGGGGAAGTCCGCGCTCAGCCGCGTAGCTGGTAAGGCGACTGGCGATGGCCTCGCGGAGTGTCATTGCGGCGGCCATCAGTAATGAGCCTCCGGGTCGGGGGGCTCCCCGTGCATCAACGCCAACTCAGCCCGCAGGGCATTGACCTCCCGCTTCGCCTCCCTGGCCTCCTGCTCCGCCATGGCCCGCAAGTTGTGAGGCGTGGCGCCGCCGGGGCGATGGACCGTCACGAGGATGTTGCCCTTGGGGGAGCTAAAAGTCAGCTCGACATAGTTCACGGCCTGCGGGTTGTCCTGCAGGAGCCCTAGGAACATGCCCGCAAGCATTTGGGCGCCGGGGCCCGCAACGCCAACTGTCGCTGAGTTTTCATGGAAGGCCAACCCGGTCATGGTTGGGTTGGCCAAGGTGTCGGAGAGCGCCTTGTTGCGCCGCTCCAGCCGCCTGACCATGCGCCACGGGGCCAGCAAGCGGGCCAGGGTGCGAAGGGTGGGGCGGTTCATGGCTGCACCCTCTGAAACTCCACAACCCACACCCACGGGTTGGCGGCCCATGATCCGGGGCCGTTGATGGATTCAAAGAGAGCGCAAAACGCCTGAACAGGTGTATCCCACTTTCCGCCAACTATGTAAGAGCCATCCCACCATTTACCGTTATACAGCGTTACACCCTCTGCCCTTGCGTCAGCATAACTGATGCTCTGCAGCCGCTCCACCCGGACGACGGTGATCTTCAGCAGGATGCGACTGGCCCAGCGGGGCATGAAGATTGAGGGGCGCCATTTGACACCCGGATCACCTGTGCCAACTTCCAACTCTGGCGTTGGGTCCGTGGCCCGGTAGTGCGGCTGCTCCCACCACGGCCCCCAGTTCTCGTCGTCGTGGTGCCGAATTGGGCGGCCATCGCTGAATGGCGGATCCCCGGGAACCCCTTTGCTGTTTTCAATGCAGAAAGTTTCCCGGACCCAGAGTATGTCTCCGGGCTTGCCGTAGGGGCATCGGAAAAAGGTTCCTCCACTTTCTACTTCGCCATGCTCTAGCCAATAGGCTATAAACGTGTTTTTAGGAGCTTCGACGCCTTGCGCAGAGCGGAGGTGCGTAAACTCCTCAAAATCTGGCGGCATTTTTACCACGCGCCGCGTCTGCGTTTTTTGGTCGTCCAGGATTGCGCGAACCATCGAGGCGCTGAACAGGATTGGCCGCTCCTTTGTTGCTGTGGTGCTGCTCATAGCTGCCCACCCTCCCCCAGCGCCGCCAGGAAAGCGCGAACCGTTTCAATGCCCTCTTGCGTTTCCAAATCAGCCGCCCGAGCCTGAGCCAGGGTTGGCGGGGGCGGCGGGGGGCTGTGGAGGTTATTGGCGATGACAAAGAGCTTGTCAATAATTGACCCATCGGTGAATGTGATAGCCGAAGAAACCCCCGCTTGACCTAGCGCTTCACGCAGAAAGGCGGCGAGGCAGCGGCGAAACCACCGGGGCCCAAGATCAAGGCGAGGGCGATCGCCTGAGACAAGCGCTTGCCGCGCTTCCTCGGCTGCGTAGAACGCTCGCCGCGCCTCCGGCGTGAGATTTGGGAACTCAACGTGCTTGCTCACGCCTCCACCCCCGCCAACCGCTGCATCTTTTGGTAGGCGTAGCCGGGCAACTCCAGTGGCTGAGCGGCAGAGTCGTAGCCGGGCCACCAGCCTGAGGCGTCGGCTTGCACAGCCCTCTCCAGCGCCCGGCGGGCCATGCGGCGGCCTAGCTCGGCCTGCTCATCACTGAGGACGTAGCGGCCGACAAACTCGGGCCGGGGGTGGGCCTTCTCCGCGGCGATGAACTCGAACTCATAGCCGTTGGGCATGATAATCAGCGCCCCTTCCGGCAGCCCCAGCAGAACCTCGATCTCCGCCCGGCAGAACTGGGCAGCATCGCGATACCAGGCTGCCGAGAGGCAGTAGTTGTAACTGGCGGCAGCGCGGCCGAAGTGATCGGGGCCGGGGCCTGCGTCCATGGCCGATTTCAGATCGCCGATCCAGAGGCGATCCCCGAGGAAACGCACCGCATCAAGGCGGGCCTTGCAGCGGGCACCGGTGAGCGGATCAACCCACGTGAGGGTCAGCTCATTGCTGGCGCGGTTCTGGGGAGTGTCGGCAAAGCGCGGGCCTAGGACCGGGTGGCCAAGGATTGCGCCGGCCAAGGCATCGCCAAGCTGCAGATCCTTGTCGCCCACGATCTGAGCAGTCTTTCGGCCGTCGCCCCGCTCGGCCGCCGCGATCTCAAATGACTTCCACCAGTTTTCTCGTTGCACTGCCTCGTCCCATGCTTGGTAGGCCTTGGTTTCCCTGTTGACCGTGCCGTCCTTGCGTGGCGCCGGCCCCTCCAACTGCTTCGCCGTGGGCCGATTCGGGGCATCCGGCGGCAGCACCAGATAGCGCTGATCGAACAGCTCGGGCTCCAGCAGGCGGCAGTGGAACAAATTGCCGACCAGGAACTGGCCGGAGTCCTCCTCCTGCTCGCGATTGGGATTGATGAACTCGCTCCAGGCGTGGGCTTCAGTTTGGTCCGCGATCACCTTCAGCAGGCTGGCATTTATTCCAGGTAGCTGGTCGTAGGCCTCACGAGGCAGGCCGGAGAACACCTGGGGAGCGCCGGTGAGCGTGAGCCCCCAGGCCACCTCCCAGGCGGCTTCGGGGCTCAGCAGGGCCTCACCGATCGGGGCGGGGCTGGGGGTCTGGACAGGGGTGGAGATTGTGGCAGTCATGGCAGCATCGATGGGTTTCGTTCGTAGGCGGTTGGGCACTCCTCGTGCTCGTCCTCCAGGTCGTCGCAGGGGCGGCGCCGGGGCTCCGGGAGGTCGTCCTCGTCGTAGACGAGCAGGTCATTCATCCCAGCCCCCGTGCGGCCTCGGCGGCGGTCTCCAGTCGGCAGGTGATCTGTTGGGCCCTGGCCCCGAAGCCCGGCTGCAGCTGCTCCAGCACGGCAAGGCCCAGCTTCATCTGGCGCAAGGCTGTGGCAACGGCCTCGGCCTGGCCGCTGATCAGCTCCAGCTCATCGAGCAGATCAAGCGCCATCGGGCGCGGTTGCGGCGGTGCCGCGGGGATCGTGAAGGTCATCAGAGGAGGTTTCGCTGGTTGGCTGTCCCTGTCGGGACATAGGCTGATCATAACGAAAGGCGGCGCTCTAGGCGCTTGATTGCTTCAATAGCCGTAACAGCTCGCACGGCCAGTTCGTTAGCCCTATAGGGGTCATAACGCTCCAGCGGCGTGGTGAGCTGGTAGTTCAGTGCCGCCAGCGCCAGGCCCAGGGCGTCAGCGTCAGCAGAGGCGGACCCAGGGGGCACCGGCACCACCTCGGGGAAGAGGCAGAGATGCAGGTGGCCTCCGTCGTCCATCTCCCATGCGCCGGCCGTTATGGCAGGCAGTGGGCGGGTCACCGCATCAGGGAACTGATCCCCTAGGAGCACGCCCGTGGGCTGGCCGTTGGCGCCGTGGTGGGGCCACTCGCTGAGCAGCTGGGCCAGGGCTGCAACGGTGATAGGGGGATGGGCCATCACCGCAGCGCCTGGAGGATCACCTCGGGCACCAGCAGCAGCCGGGCCTCAGGGTTGGCTTGGCGCTGGCCGTGCCAGACGCAGGGCAGGGCGATAAAAGGGGCTAAGAGAAGGCCTAGGAGGTGGAAGCGGGTCAATACGATGACCTCGCGGGAAAAATTGTCCGCTTCTCTGCTTCTAGTTGCGTGATACGGCGGCGGAGCATGCGGACCTCTAAGTCTTGTTCGCATCGGCCCTTAAAGTGGCCGTTGACCCAAGCGCAAAAAATATCACGCTGGCTCGCTTTGTCAGTAATAAAGCAGCCAAAAGCAGCGCCAACTCCTAAGCAGACAATGGCGGTTGCGATGATCATTAAATGGCCTCATTGGTGGGCAGGATTGCATTGTCCAGATCACGACAGGCGAGCTGATAGCCGAACGCTGCCGCGAGCTTCAGGGCGTTGGACGTGTCGCCCTCGGCTCGCCGGAGGATCTCCTCTTCCGGCACCGCAATTTCGGACGGGACGCAGGCGGGCATCAGACCAGCTCCCGTTGGATGGATTCCTCGCCGGGACCCCCCTGTTCCGGTTCAGCCGGGGCCGGATCGTGCTCGGGCTCGGGAGCAGGCGCGGCGGGCTTGGCAGCTTGCCTGGGGGCACGCTGGGGCGCTGCCGCTGGCTGCTGCAGTGGCGCCTCTTCGGTTGCCTCAGGGGCCTCGGTGAGCTCTGCGATCTGCTCAGCGGTCAGCACCGGCTCCCCATCCGCGTAGCCGCAGCCGCGATTCCAGCGCTCGCGGTTGCCCGGGTCGCCGATGGACTTCATCAAAGCGCTGTGATGCTCTGCGGGGATCTCCGCCAATGCCGCAACTCCAAAGGCGCCGCAGGCGTCCGCCTGGAACGCGGCCTGACCTATCAGGCTCAGCTGCCGCCCCAAAGCGGTCAGGAGCTGCTGCTGCTGATGCTGGGTCAGGGTCGCGACAGGGGCAGCGGCGGGACTGGGCACTACCGGGACGGCGCTGGCTTGGGGAGCGGAGGGAAGCCCTGCAACTTCAAACCAGTCCTCAGGCTTGCTCATTCCATCGCGAAGGCTGCAATAAACCTTGCGCAGGTCAACAATCTGTGCCGGCTGAATCGCGTCAATGCGTCGTTGAATACGCTTCTCGATTTGATTTTTGGTTACATTAAACTCCGCAAAGCGCTCAAGCAGCGCTTTTTGAGCTTCTGGACTGGTGTCTGCTGACGCTGCCAAGGTCCGCTCGCATTGCTCAATCGCCGCCTCCTGGACATCGCCAGGGATGATGCCAAGAATGCAAGCACGCAGCCGGCGAGACCCTTGATTGGCGACCAACTCATAAATATCGCGTGGGTCGGTGAGCCGAGTAACCCCTTTCCGGGTGTGGCGTTCGTGAGCTACCTGAAAGATTTTCACGTCGCGGACATTGGTTTCAATGTCCCAGGCAAAAGCCTCAACAGTTGAAACGCCGTCGCCTTGCTCAAGCTCCCTAACGCCAAATTGGATGTTTCCCCAGTATTGAGCAAGGGTTTCGGCGAGTCGAATTGACGGCCCTGTAACATCTTGTCCGCCGCGACTGTAGGTATAAAGAGCTTTTTCGGCAAGCGTCGGACGCATACAAGCGTTTAGGATTTGGTCATTGGCACGCATGTGATCGCGAGGAAATTGGCGAGCAATGATCATTGCGGCCTGAACTTCGGCGATTTCACGGGAAGCCTGAACGGCAGCAAGGGCTCCGCCGTGGCTTGCCCCAGGCTGTTGATGTGTGGGTATTGCAACTGGCTGGTTACCGTTGCGCCTCACTATGGAGCTGTTCATCAATCGTTTTCGCTGGTTGGAGCCCTTTCGGGCGCCCCCACCCTATCCAGACTTGGGCCGGAATGGGGTAGCTGGCGAAACATTCCGCAACATGGCGAGGCTTTATCCTGATACGGACCCAATCGCTCTCCGATGCAGATCTCGATCAGCTCCGACCGTGAGGCGGTAATCGTGGAGGCCCGCCTCCGGGCGCTGCAATTCTGCCTCGGCCCCACGGTGGAACTGGTGGTGTGCCTGCCTGATGGGCGGCGCCTCGCCGGTCCCCGCGGCGGCCTCTCCCCTGCGGCCCAATGCGCCAGTCTCAACGAGCGAATTGAGGATGCGCTGGGCAGGCTTGGCGATCAGTCGCGTGGCAGCCGGTAGAGCCGCTCTCGCACGTCGCTGGGCTCGATCGCCTCATCCCCGTCAAGGGCCCCCAGCATCGCCCCCAGGGCTGGCAACTCCTGATCAAGGTCTGCGCCGGTGAAGACCTCAAAACCGACAACCACAGACCGCAGGCGCTGTCGCCGCCTCTCCTCAGTGACCCCGTAGGCGGTCAAGGCTCGCTCCATGGCTTCACCGATCGTCTGCTTTCGATCCCTAGCCCAGGCCTGCACAATGCGACTGAGGTTGGCTGAGAGGCGCCGAGCCTCCATGTCGCTGATGCCGCCCTCCTCAAGGGATTCCGGCACGAGGCGGCCAATCCAGACCAGATAGAGCCCGCCAGCGTCGAGGGGCTCGTGGCTCCCAGGGTGGCGCAGGCAGAACGGCTCCTTCGGGAGCCCCAAGGCGCTGGGGATCTGGCCAAAATCGGGCAGATCGTCTACGGCTTGGCAGCTGATCCCAGCGGCCTGGGCAAGCCTCAGATTCACCTGAGCGAGGGCGTCAATCGTCTGCGGGCCTGCTTTTTTGAGCTGCCCGGTCCGCAGGTAGGAGACCTGGCTGGTGCTCAACCAGGTCATCCCCCACGGATTCGCCCATTGCGAAAGCCTCACCAGCTGCTCGTGCGTGAGGCTGTTCCGGGCCAGCAGCATCCGCACGCCGCGACTGAACACGGCGATCCCGCCCGCTAAGCGATCTAGTCCGTATTCAGAGCTTGCGTAGTCAGATCGAGCCATTGCCTGCCCCTGTTCGTTTCTGCATCGTTGCCGGAAGGCTAACTAAACACACGATCCTGAAGCGCAAGAGCAGCAGAAACCCCCCCGTCAACCAGCGAAGCCAACCGGGGGGCCTTCCGGGTGGAGAACCACCAGAGCAACCCTACAAGGGCGGGCACGAAAAAAGGAGGCTTGGCAGCCTCCCTTGCGCCTGTCTGGACAGGCATTGATCAGTCGTCGCTATCGCCCGCGCCGATGGGCACGAGGCGAACCTGCTTGCGGCCGAGCTTGATCTCGAACTCGTCGCCGGGCTCCAGGCCGAGCATGGCGGTGTAGGCCTTGCCGACCATCAGGTTCCCGTTGAACTGCACCTTGGTGGTGAAGCTCAGCTTGCGGCCGGGCTTGCCGGGGCCCGAAGAGTCGCCGCCAAAGCCCACGCCTTTGGCTTCCAGCAGGGCCTCATAGAAGGCGGTGAAGTTGAGGCGCTCCGTGCCGTCCTTCTTGGTGCTGACGTAGCCGGTGGAGCGAACCAGATCGCTCTTTGTGGCGTCCCCCAACTCCTTGACTTTGGCGAGGAGGTCGGCGCCGACCAGAGGGGTCGGCGCTGCAGTTGCAGTGGGGGCGGAAAGGGTTGCGGTCATTGCGGAATCAGATTGCCTAAGCAATACTAATCTTACTCCGCACAAAAGCAACAGGCAATCACTCCGGCTGTTCATCGTCCTCAGGCGGTTCCTCCCCTGCCGCCAAGGCCTCCACACGCTCCAGTTCTTCCAATAGCGGCACCAGGGGCGCCACCAAAGGCCACAGATCAAGATAAATTTCCACGGCAAAATCCGCCAGGTGGAATCATGTTGCCTGGCGGATGATGGCGGCGCCGCTTGGTGCGGTGGATCAGCGGCGAAAGATCACCAGTCGCCAAGGCGGGAGCAACGCGCCACGGTGGCACGGCGCCCTAGGCCGGTCAGCTCCTGTGCTGATGCGATGGCGTGGGCTCGGCTGGTGGCCATGAGATCGAGGGTCACCGGGCCAGCAGGAGTGGGCAGGGTGACGCGGTAAGGAAGGGGTTCAGGCATCAACCCGCCAGCCCTGCGCGGCGCCTTGGTTGGTCAGGCGACTGGGGTGTAGCTCCGTGATTTCAATCGGGCCAGGCTGACTGAAGCCACGCTGAGCTTCTTTGGTGGCTGCGCGGTGGTGGGCACGCTCTAGGGTTGCGGGATCCTCGTGCCAGTAGACGCAGGAGCCGCGACGGAAGAAGGAGTAGGTCATGGACTGGGAGGGGTTGAGGTGGGTTGCCGGATGGGCTCCGGCGGGCCGGGGGGGTCACTTGATGCCCAAGGCGCGGCACTCGCTGGAGGTGAGGATGAACCAGTGGAGGCAAGGCATCACTGCGCGAAGGGTGGCCACATGAGCCTCGGCCTCGGGGCGGGTCCAGAACCAGCGGACTTTTTGGCCGGACTCAGTGACGTGGAAAAGATCGGTGGTCATGGCTGGTGGTGGGTGGTGGGAGGTTTCCCTCCCGGTCTCCATATTGTAGCGCTTAGCGTTACGGTCGGCAGGGCCAGGGCAGGCCGGTTGACAAATCGTCGCAATCTGGCCGGGCGGCCGAGATCAGAGGTGATCGCTCGCCCGCGCCATCCAGGCCTCGGCGTAGGCCTGCACCTCGGCCAGCTTGCGGAACATCTCAGCCCGCTCATCTCGGGCTTGCTGCCAGGCGGCAACGCCTTGCGGGTAGAAGTCGCGGGCGTTGCAGGTGGCAGCGGCTAAGGCATCGCTAGCCCTGTCAAGGGCCAGGTAGGCGGCGTGGTACTCATCGGCCAGAGACTGGGCCCCGGTGCCGTTGAGGTGGATGGTGGGCAGGGTGTAGGCGGTGGTGGTGGCGGGCATCGGTCGGAGGCGGTGGGATGGGCTACCGGCAGGCCGTGGGGGGTCAGCCGGTTACGGCATCTTCCGCCTCAAATCGGATTGAACCGATACGTTTGCCATCTTCCAGAATGTGAACCTTTTTCTCTTGGCCGAGTTGGCAGTTGATCCGCAACCGGCGAGCGATTTCCTCCAGTATGCCGGCAGCTTCGGCGGCCTGCTCAAGTGATGTGGGTCCTGAGCAAATGATGGCGATGCGGGCAATGCGAGTCATGGTTTGGG